CTCGCCCCAGGCCTCTTCGACGTGCTGTTTAACGAGATCGACCATCAGCCCAATCAGTGGGTTCCGGTGTTCAACATCTACGACAGCGAGAGGCAGTATGAAGAGGAGTTGAAGGTCGCAGGCCTTGGGGCGATGGTCGCGAAGCCTGAGGGGACGAATGTCACGTTCGACGACCCTCTGATCAGTGGGAAGGTTCGGTACACACATTCGTCATACGGCCTCGGCTTCCGAGTGACGAGGGAGATGTACGACGACGACCTGTACGACGTGATGAATGAGATGTCGGCCGAGCTGGGAAGAGCTGCTGCGTACAAGGTCGAGATCGACGCCTGGTCTGTGGTGAACAACGCGTTCTCGTCCAGCTTTACCGGCATCGACGGACTCGCGTTGTGCCACACCGCACATACCCGGTTGGATGGCGGTACAACGATAGGAAATCGGCCGAGCACCGACGCGGACTTCAGCTTCACGTCGTATCAGGCCGCGTTGGACGCGTTCAACACGATGGTCGATGATCGGGGTCGGCCCCTTGTGTTGATGCCCAGCCTCCTTATCTGCGACCCTACGTTCATGTGGGCCGCGAAAGAGGTACTCGGCAGTGAGTACAAGCCGTATACGGCGAACAATGAGATCAACCCTCTGAACATGGAGGGGGTCGATTGGCTTGCCTGCCGCTACCTCACGAACACGCGGAGTTGGTTCCTCGTGTGCCCACCGAAGCAGCAACGCAAGGGTGGGCATGATATGAAGTTTTTCTGGCGGACGAGGCCGGAGACAAGTGATGCGGATGAGTTCCAAAGCGGGGATGCGATGTTCAAGATCTTCGCTCGCTACTCAAAAGGGTTCTCTGAGTTTCGGGGAGTGTACGGAAGCAGTGGAGGCTAACCAAAATGGGTAGCTCGATCAAGTGCCCGCGGTGTGGTAAAGAGGTCAATTCAGAGGAGAGCTTTCTGTCTTGTCCTGACTGCGGTTCGATGTTGGGTGGAGCGTCGCAGCAGGAGACGATGAAGGCTGTTGGTGAGGCCGAAGGCCCGGCGAAGCCAGCTGAGAGCCCGGCGAAGCCGGCGAAGAAAGGGTAGGGTGAGGTTGTGGCTGCCAGCGTAACAAGAAGGCCGAAGGTCGGCGCGACGAGGTTCACGAAGCCTTCGAAGGCCGCGATCCCAAGTGCGGTTTACTTACAGGACACGGCTGGCAACGACTGGGTGCTGTGGTTCGACACGTCAGGCAACCTCCGAAGCACGGATGCCGTGACCTATGAGGGTGCGTCGTTCAACTTCAACACGGGTGGTACGATTATCGGTACACAGTCGTGATGCCCGTAAGGTCCTTCGCCTCACTGAACCGGTGTAGGTGGGGAGTGTAAGGGTGGTAAGGCCGGCTTTAGCCAGAACGGCGAAGCCGGCCGGAGCCGCGAATTATGGCTAGTAGTACAAAGTGGCGTTTTGACTTCCACGCGTTGAACAGTTCAGGGGTACTCATCCTATACGAAGTTGCGATTTATAACGGTGCGGTGAATTTGTGTACGGGTGGAACGGCGACGGCGGATAGTGGCACAGCGGCGAATGCTTTCGACGGAAACACCGCGACGACATGGCAAACGGCTGGAGCTGCTAGTCCGTACTCACATTGGTTACAGTACGAGTTCGCGAGTCCTATTACTAACCCGACATCATACTCGATTAAAGGCAACGCGAGCAGGCCTCCGAAAGATTGGACCCTGTCTTATTGGAACGGCTCCGCTTTTGTGGTGTGTGACACACAGGGTCCTCTGTCCGGCGGGTTATGGACTGGTAACGCAACCCTTACATTCCTCCTCACCTGGGCCGCTGCCCAACTTAGTAAGTTTATGCGGTTAACAGCGTCGAAGCGTTCGATTGAGGTGTTGTGATGTATCAGGGTGTTGTTGAGATACAATTCGACGCGGTTGACTATGAGTCGGTTTCGTTCGACGCGACGGCGGCTGTCGGTTTAACTGCGACGAAGGTTAGGCCGGCAGCGAAGCATTCGCGGCGCTCCGCGTTCCTCACATTCGAAACGGGTGGGGTGAATGTGAGGTATCGGTATGATGGAACGGATCCGACGACAAGTGAGGGCCATCTCCTTGTTGATGGCAGCTCTATGCTGTTGCAGGGGGAGAGGAATATCAGCCGGTTACGGTTCATCCTCGCTGCAACGGGTGCTGGTATTGTTAAGGTGACGTACCATGCCTAAGCTCCTCCTCCTCTCGATCGGTGGGTTTGGTGTCATGCTGCTTAGCTTGATCGGTTTAGCCCAGCAACCGATCGTGGTGACGCCGGGGACGGCTGGGAGCGGTAGTACTCCACCGTTTATTGCGGAGGCGGTGAACATCGGTGCAATTCGCTCTGGTGCACTAACGCATGAATTTAGGGTGTATGAGGCGTACACCGACGCGACGAACTTCTCGAGGATAAACCTCACAACCAACGCGACGTGGGATGTGTTACAGAGCGAGACGCAAGTCGCGGGTGTTAACTCGACGTCACAGGGGATGTGTATCAGTTCGAATAATAATGTAACGAATCGATGGTGTGTGGGGGCCAACCCTACAACGAGCGGGTTGTATCAGGGTACGACACCCAGTTTAGTCTACGCTATAACAGTACCGACGGTTAGTTCGGGGTTTGGAACAGGGCCAACGATAGCTGGTAAGGCTAGCTCGTTTAGGGTGACTGTGGGGACAGGCGGTGCGTCGACTGGGATTGTGGCGTTTGGTGTAACGTTTACAAACGCTCCGGTGTGCAGTGCGAATAACGAGACGACGGCGCAGCTTGTTAGGGCGGTGCCAACGACGACGCAGGTGACTGTCGCGGGGACGATGGCTGCGGCTGATGTTGTTGGCGTGATGTGCTTGGGGTATTAAGATGCCGAGTCCAAACTTCTTCCTCCGGGCGTATGATGTACATGGGAACGAGGTACCGGTCCCAGTTACACCTGGAAATGTTGTAGGACCGACGTCTGCGGTGGATGGTCATCTCGCTGTTTTCGATGGCACGACTGGTAAACTAGTGAAGGATGGTGGCGTAGTACCTTCAGGAGGGGGTGGGTTACCTCCCTCGACCGGCGCGAACAAGGTGCTCGCTGATGACGGGACGACGCAGGGGTGGAGTGACACGCCGATTCTGACTTCTCTGACGATCCCAGCCAGCGATTTCGACTTTGAGATCATTCACGACCTGTTCGGATTAGCGCACAAGAAAATCTCGACGGGTGCGACACGACGCCTGTTCTCTACAGAGGTTGGTGGTTCGTCCAAATTGTCTGGGCCGGGTGATTCACAAGCCTGGTTGGCGTATGCCAACGACCCGACGAAACCCTGTGCGATCTTTGGTATCGGCCTCGGTGCTTCATGGGACGCCGCCCATGACGGCGCGATTCTCGTCGGCCGCTCCCTCAACGACACCGCCGACAACCAGACCTGGTTCGGCGACACCGTCCACCCGGTCTTCCTCATCGGTACCCCGAACATCACCGTCATCGCCTCGGGCGAGAACGACACCAGCTTCCGGCTCAAGAACAAAACCAACGCCGAACTCGGCTGCATCTATTGGGACGCGAACAACTGGGTGATGGGCACCCAGGGCGGCGTCGACGAGGGCGGAACCGCCCGCGACACGATCCTCTCCTCGGCCGCCAATCTGATCCTCGCCACCGAAGGGACATCGCGCTGGACTCTTGACCACGACACCGGGCACCTCCGCCCCTGGGCGGACGCGGCCTACGACATCGGAGGGGGGAGTTACCGGGCACGGAACCTCTATCTCGATGGTCTGACCTTCGACCACGAGGGCCGCATCCTCACCGTTGTCCGGGTGAACGACGTCACCATCACCCCGACCGTCAACGGCGACCCCGGTACGACCAGCTACACCTACGCGGTCGTCGCGACCTTCCCCGACTCTGGCGCCCACACCAGCGTCTACGACAACCAGATCTTGGTCAGTACTGGCGCCGCGACCCTCGACGCCGATCACTCGATCACCCTCGCCTGGGATCCGACCCCCGGCGCCAGTGGCTACAACATCTACCGGGTGGTGAGTAACGGCACCCCTTCGTCCATCGGCCTCATCGGCACGATGGGGACGGACCTCTCGACCCCCTTCACCGATACCGGGCTCGAAGGCGACGGGATCGTCCCCCCGTTCACCAACACCACCGGGCGGCTGGACCTGAGCGGACCACTGGTGACGTTCAACAACGGGCCGCTCGTCCTCGGCCTCCCCGGCAGTCCGACCGCCGACCAGACGATCCAGCCAGCGGCGTCGGTGAGTGGGAACGGTGCGAGCCTTCTGTTACAAGCGCCCAATGGTGCTGAAGGTGGTGATGGCGGTTCGATCTCGATTAGCGCCGGGTCGGCTGTCAGCGGGGACGTGACTACAGCTAGCGGCGCCGGAGTGAGCTTCAACAGCGGGACAAGTTTATCGGGTGGTGCCGTGAGCTTCATTGCAGGAGCCGGCACGGATACCGTGCCGGGTGGCGACGTCGTGTTCAGGGCCGGTGGCGGCGCATTCGGACACGGCGCGGTTCAGTTCCAAGATCCGGCGACGTATGCGCCAGTTCTCACACTGAACGATACCGATCTTCTCTCGGTGCGTCCCATCACCGCCCCCGACTTCATCGTCTCCGGCTCCCGCTTCAAGACCGACACGGTCGACGGCCATGCCGCCTCGCTCAGCGCGTACGACGTCGACGGCGCCGCCTACGTCGACTTCATCACTGTTACGAACGGTAACGTCCCGACCTGCGTCGTCAAGGCCACCGACTTCAAATCCTCCGACGGCTCCTCTGGTGTGACTCAATCGATCGTCATTCCCGGTGTCGTGACGATTACGGTGAAAAATGGAATCATCACCGCGGCAGCTTAAGGGGTCTGACGATGGATGATTTCACCACCGGGTCGTCACCAACATCACTGTTCACCCTTCGCGACGCGCTCTACCCTCGTCGCGAGCGTTGTGCGGCGATCCTTGAAGCGTGTCGGCACCTGAACGCCTCTTGCTTCACGGTTGACGAACTCGCTCTTATTCTCGGAACGAGTCCTTGGCTCCTCGACGACGCGGGGCTGGCCCGAATCGAGGATCTCGCGGCGCGGCACCGTACCGAGTTCTTCGACCCTTCCTTCACTGTCCCGGGGGTCCGCTGATGCCTGACCTGCTCAGCCTCGATCAGCGCGTGGCCCAGCGCCTCGGCCAGCTCTCGCTCCAAGTCATGTCCTTGCAGGCGCAGGTGGAGCAGTTGCAACTCGCGTTGGACGAGGCGCAACGCGAGTTGGCGGCGGCGAGGCAGGCGAAGCCAGATGCATGAGGTTTTGGATATTGCGCAGAGGTTAGTCGCGACTGCGAGGCTGTTGAATAGGGTGTTGGATCATGTTGGGAAGGAGTTAACGATGGCTGAGTTGATCCTCCTTGCCGACTTAAACGAAGAGTTTATACGACAGGTTAGGGAGACGGACGACAGGTCGAAGAAGGTCGCAGAGGACCTTCACCAATACCTTTTGAGGAAGGGCGTCGAGCCGCGAAGCGAGGGGGATAGGCGGGTCTCGGCGAGGGACAGGCGGTGGAGGCCCTAATGCTTGATAACCGCATGACGAATAATCGGCAGCACAGTGAGTGGTATTTGTGCGATGTCTGCGGCTTCCAGTACCCGAGGGTGAAGGTGCTGGTTCAGAACGGGCGGGTTGTGTGTCAGGGCGATAATACGAATAACTGCCGGGATAAGGCCGGTGCGGCATTTTACTATAGGCAGTTGAATGTACCTTATGAGGAGCGGCCTGCAACGCTACCGAATGAGGATGAGGATCTTTAACGGTGGCAAGAAGGACGTTCGCGGCGATCGACGCAGAGGTACTGCTGCGGTTGGGTAATAGGGATGATGTGACGAGCAGCCAACGCGCGGCGTTTATACGCGACGCGACGCTGAATGTCGCGATGCTCTTCAGGCATCCGGAGATACAGAAGTTTGCGGATGTCACCCTAAGTCAAGGTGAGGATTCGCTTTTAGACGTTATTCCGGATTTGTGGTTTCCCACATTTTTGCGTAATCAGACAGACGGCTACATTATTACCCTGGAGTCGCAGGAGCGGATGGAGAAGGCGGGAACGAAGCCCACCGCGAGGCCGTATAAGTACTATTGGTATGGGCGGGTGTTCTACTTCGACTCGCTGAGCGATACGGATAAGACTATTCGGGTGTGGTATAAGAGGAAGCCGGTCGAGTTCTCGGGTACAGACAGTAGTGAGTTGGACGAGCTGTTTGACCCGTTTATTGTAATGGACGCCGCAAGGATTGGTTTTGAGACGGTAAGGGACTTCGATCAAGCCGCAGTACAGCTGAAGCTGTTTCAGACTGAGGCTGATAGGAAGAAGCTACCTTTGGATCAGGCGAAGCTGAACGATTATAGGCAGGGATTCAGGCCGAGGGTGGGGCGATGAAACAGAGGGATGTTGTACTGTTAGCTGGAGCTGTTGCGGCGGGGTTGCAGGCTGCGTCAAGCAAAGCGACGAATCCCTTTGTGACTACCCTGTTCATCTTCTTAGGCGTAGGCCTTGCTTATGTTGCGAACCCTCCAAGGGATCCCGAGACGAGGGAGAGGGCGAGCGACTTGGCTGAGTCTTCGGATCGTGAGAGTTAAGGCAACGCGAGAGGGTTTGGTAGGTGGCAAGACCGCGTCTGGGTACGTTGTGGATACAGTGGTACCGTTTGTCGCTTTACCTTCTTGGAAGGCCGTAGGCCGGTTCATACGGTTGACGAATCCGGTTAATGGACTTAAGACTTATGCGGTTGTGTTAGATGTAGGACCGTGGAATGAGAACGATCATGATTATGTTTTCATGGGTACGAGGCCTGCAGCTGAGGGCGGTCGCGATGAGCGAGGGCGGGAGACAAATGGGGCGGGTATTGATTTGAGTGAGAAGGTTTGGCACGCCCTCTGCATGAAGGATAATACTGAAGTAGAGTGGGAGTTCATCTAGATGGCGAGCCCTCCCTGGACAAACGTATGGGACGAAACGAAGCCGGCGGATAACGACCTCGCGTCGAGCCTCGGCACGCAATCGCGACAGTTCAAGTTGGATGTCAGGCAGCGCATGGCGTATCAACACGTCTGGAATAAGGACGTGAATACCGATGGGGCCCACATCAATTTGATTTTGAGCGACGCCGATACACTGCCAAATAAGGAGCTGTTGAGAGGCGGCGGCTATTCGTTGACAGGGGCGAACGCTCAGAGCATGGTTGAGCTGTCGGGAACGTGGAACACAACTGGTACACCAGTCCTTTGCCGGTATAATGTGAACGATACGGCGAGTAATGCTGCGTCGCTGTTAGTAGATAGGCAGGTGAATGGGGTTTCGAAGTATAAGGTGGATAAGGCGGGGAACGCGACATTTGCTGGGTCGGTCACCGCGACTAGCGTGACGGGGGCGGCGGTCCATCAGATTGTCTTCAGGTCGACCTCGACGGAGACGATACTATCGACCTCTTTCGCGGACATAACGAATCTCGCTAACGGCATTACCTTACAGAGTGCGTCACACAGGGTGAAGGTGAGGGCTTCAGTCAGTTTGGCGCTGACGAATAATACTGTAAGTTGGACTGGGCAGATCGACTTACAAGTGTATCGTGATACGACCCTAATACAGGAGTTTGACTCGGTGCTGTTCAGCGCGGATGCGGCGAATCAAGGATCGATGAATGCGCAGGTAGCGATAGAGACGATAGACGCTGCGCCTGGTGGCGTTGGGGCATTTACGTATAAGGTAAGGGGCAGGTATCAGAGTAATCCCGCGTCTGCACGGGTTAATTCAGCTGCTTTCGGGACGATGGGTAGTACTATCACGCTTGAGGAGATCACTTAGGTGCGGTTGAGGCTCTTTCGCGTTGAGATACGGCCCTTCTTCGTTTTAGTGAACGATGAGGCGCAGGTGATGGACGAGGTACCGGCTGCGCCGTTTAATATGTACCCGGGCAAGTTCATACCTTTTGATGAGATGTGTCGGCGGTTGGAAGAGGAGGTCAACGCGAAAGAGGAGGAGATTCAGAAGATTGCTGAACGTCCAGTCATAGTGTAAAAATGCCTGCAGTCACTCGCCGTAGCCTAACTATTCGTCCAGTCGGCGGGGCTAGTTTTCAAGATCCCCCACAGTACATCGCAGCCGGCGTTTCACCGGACATGCAGAATATGCAGGTCCAACGTGGAGTGCTGAGAAAGAGGCCTGGCTACGCATTATACACTGCGAATGGCCTGCCTTCAGCGGTAACTGGGTTATATGGAGCACAGGCGGTAACCGGCTCGCGCTTGTTATTCGCGACCACCGCGACAGGCTTGTACAGGTATAACGTAGGAACTGGTGTGTGGGATGCGATGACCGGTCCGGCACTAACCGGTACCGCAGCGAACCTCTTTAGCCTTGAGACGTCGCAGGATAGTTTGGTGTTCAGTCAGGGCGTTGATAATATTATGGCCTTGGCTTTGACTGGGACTGTATACGCGGCGATAAACGCCAACGCGAAACCGAGCAGGTCGCTGACGCGGTGGAATAACAGGTTGTATGCAGGGTTCACTGTTGAAGGTGGGACAAACGCGCCGTTTAGGGTGAGGTGGAGTGGATTTGGTGATCACACGGATTGGGTGGGCATTAGCGCGGGCTTCTTAGACCTGGCGGATAATGTGTATCAGGTTAGGGCCATTCGTAAGCTGATGAACAACCTGATTGTATATACAGAGAAGGGTATCTTCGTCGGGGTGAAGACAGGCAGCGTTGCAGGGCCTGCACAGTTCGACCTAGTCGTGACGGATATTGGGCTACTGAGCCCCTTCCTTATACAGGGTCATAACACTGTACAGTTTATAGTGGGGACGGATAACTTCTACCTGTTCAATGGGGCGCAGCTGCAGGCAGTGGGTGGAGCGGTTAGAGCCCAGTTGTTTCGGACTTATAATCCGGCCGCGGTGCTCCGCAACTTCAGTTATTTGAACCTAGACGCGCAGGAGTTCGTCGCGTACATCAACATGCAAAGCGAGGTGGTACCCGGTACTGCTTGGGTATATCAATGGGAACGCGGAGTGATGTATCCGTGGCGCTTCGCGAGTCCTGTTTTGACCTGCTCGGCGACGCACTATCGCGATAGTGATGTGACGATTGCACAGCTAGTCGGGACGATCGCCCAGCAGACGTTCACTTTCGCGTCGCTACTCAGTACCAATTCAGCCAGCGTCAACTTGTTTGGGGGGAGCGATGGGAACATATATACCATGGATAGCGCATACCCCTATGACAGTGTTGGAAGTACGAAGGTACCTATCGCGTGCAGGTGGACTAGTCAGGACTTCACTGCGAGCGACATCGACCCTTCGCTGGCAAACCGGATGGTGGAGATGCACGGGGTTGGTTTTACGTACCTTGATCCGGGAACGCCTTTCACGCTCGCCTTTTATTTCAGTGTTGATCGTGGGACCTCGTGGTCTGGTCCTTTTAACAAGACCGTCGGAGGTACCGCGGCTAGCGCTATTGGAGACGCTTACCTCAGTAGACAAACTACCGGTAGGAGAGTCCGCTTTAAGATAGAAAATAATTCGGATACAGAGGTGCCGTTCGTTATAGCGTTTTACCCTGAGCTTGAGGCGAAGGCGCAGGCTATACAGTAGTATGCAACTCGACCTACAGCCCCCACTCTTACCGGTACCTGTAGGCCAGGATGTGAAGGAGTTGTATACTTGGTTAGTACAGGTAACGCGAAAGCTGCGGCAGTTTATTGATGGTGCGGGGCTGGGTTTTGGTGATGGCGTTAATAGTGATAATGTGAATGGGATATGGGTCAGTTATACTTCGAACGCGGTCGCGAATACCGAGGATGCGGTAGCACATAACCTGGGCGTGGTACCTGTAGGGTATTTAGTCTTCTCTCAGGATAAGGCAGCGTCATGTTACAAGGGACCGACGGCGTGGACCACAGCGAACATCTACCTGAAGTCGAGCACCGCGACGACAGCCTTTCTACTGTTCGTTGTAGGGCCGTCGAACCAGGGCAGGAGCTGAGACTGCTTCAGCTGGATGGAGAGAAGATACACAGCCTTTCGCGGCGATACTCGAATATCGAGGTCCCACGCGAGCATCTTACCCTGTTTGAGCAGTATCTGTTCAGGGCGGATACGTGGTTCGTCGAAGTGGGGGATGTGGGTTTGTTTTACCTCACCAATATCGTGCCGGCGTACGCCGCGACCTTCAACACTATCTTTTGGGACAGGAAGTTCGGTCGCTCGCGCAGGATGCTGGCGCAGGACGTCATCGCGACAGCTTTCGAGGAGTTTGAGCTGATCCGGCTTGCCGCGTTTGTACCGGAGACGAGCGTACTAGCGCAGGTTGAGTATCCGAAGATCGGGTTCAGGCGAGAGGGTGTGTTACGTAAGGCGTGGAAGGAGGCGAATGCGGCGTGCGACCTATTCGCTTTCGGTTTGCTGCGGGACGAGGTTAACGCGAGTTGGCAAATCATCCCTGAGTTGAGGGTCGGCGAAGCCGAGGGTAGATAAATGGCGCAGACACAACAGCCTGATGACTTCTTCGGCGCGTCGTATATAGGGCAGTCGCCTTACGCCGGCGCGACGAATGATTATTTAGCCCAGTTGCAGGCTGTGCACGGTATGCTGCAGGACAATGCACAAGCCTTCGCACGGAACGCGCCGCAGTTTGGCACGCCGACGCAAGCGAGGATGACGAGTGAGCCGTCACCTTACGCAGCGTTAGGCCCTGCACAGAACATGCAGGTTAATAACGCGACTAATGCGTCGAGAGGACCTGCACCACCTGGAGTAGGCAATATTGGCACGGCTGTAAGCCGACCGCCTATGTCAACTGACACATCAGGTGGCACTGCAGTAAATCGGCCTTGGGGCGAGCCTCCAGGAGGGTTCAATTATCAGGGTTCGAATATCCCACCGGACATCCAGCCGCTGAGGACTGCGTTACAGGCCTACTTTGGCCAGAACGCGTTCACGCCGAATCAGCAGTACAGCATGTTACCGGGCAGCGACCTGTTCAACCTACCCATCACGCAGAGTTTGATCAGCAGCCAGCAGAACGCCGGGTTGCAACCCACTCTGGTCCAGCAGATGCTGCAACCTGGAGTGGGTGCGTTGCAAAACCTATTGGGGTTCAACGCACCCACGAATATCAGTCCGTTGTTGGGCCCGTTACAGAACTTCCTGCAACCCGGTGGGACGACGCCTAAGTTGGATTTGGGTGGGATACAACAGGCAGGTCAGCAGGGTGTAGCAGCGGCACAGCAGTATGGGCAGGGTGCCTTTGGGGCTGCGCAGCAGTATGGGACTGGTGCCCTCGGCGCGGCACAGCAATTTGGCGGACAGGCTTCGCAGGCACTAAGTTCGGCGTTGCCGTGGGCGCAGAATATCGCGGCGACCGGCGGTGCCCCAACTCAGCAACTGCTACAGTCTGTGCAGAGTATACAGAACGCGGGACAGCAGAATATCGCAGCGAATTTGGCGGCGATTCGCGAGCAGTATGGAGCACAGGGTCTTGGACAGGGTAGTGATGTCTCGCAAGCTCTGGGTCTTGGTGCAACGCGTGGCCAGGCAGAGATTGAGGCGCAGCAGTCGCAACTGTTGACGGGGATACTGCAGCAGGCGGCACAGACACAGTTGGGTGGCGTAAACGCGCTGCAAAACATCGCTCAGGGGTATGGTGGAATCGGCCAGTTGATAGGCGGGACAGGGTTAGGTGCCGGCCAACTGATTGGTGGAACTGGTGTACAGGCGGGGCAGCTTGAGTCTGGCGCGCAACAGGGTCTTGGCCAGTTGCTACAATCGGCGCAGGGATTGAACCTGCAGGCGCAGCAAGGCGGGGTAGCGAATCAGCTGCAGGCCATAAATAGTGGGCTTGGTGTGTTGCAGGCGCCCGCACAGAATGCCCTCGCTAGCGCGGGGATACAGTTGGGTGCTGCGGGCCAGTATCCCGGGTATGCGAATGCCTTAGGTTCGGCTTATGGACAGAGCGCACAGAACCTCCTCGCGGTCGCTGGCCTGCAACAGCAGGGTAGTCAGTTTACACAGCAGATGCAGTACCAAAACTTCGTGAGGCAGATGCAGACGTTGCCACCCGCGTTGCAGGCTGCGCTTGGACTGGCGACGTCCTTCCCACAGGTCTACCCACAACCGCCTGGAGCTGGAGCGACGTTGGGTGCAGCGGGTATCGCTGCAGGCGGCAGTATATTGGGTGCGTTAATTACAGCTGGCTTGTTAGGGTGAGAATGTGGCTAAACAAGCACCTCCAGGGTTTTCGTATTATCCCGGTTATGTCGATTACCGTTTGATCGCTGAGGCGGTGGAGCAAGCGGGTAAGTCGATTGGTGAGGGTGTAAAGAACGCGGTTGAGCTCCGCTATAAGCTGAAGCAGTTAGATTTAGCAGGGATGCAGAAGATAACGGAGCTGATGAAGCTGCCGCCGGGCAAGAGACAGGAACTGTTGCAGGACCCGACGTTCAGGCAGGGTATTGTAGAGGCGATGGCTCCCGCAATGTTCTGGAAGAAGGGAAAAAAGGTTCCGCAGGAAAAGCTACAACAGATGCATCAGGCTGCGTTGAGTTTGGGCTTCCCAACTCAAGAGGAGACGGTCGCGTTGGGTAAAGCCCAAGCAGAGACGTTGAAGGCCCAGTCAGAAGCGAGTTTGGCGAAGCTGAAGGAAGGCATCGCGACCGGCGTGGTAAGTATGACCCCCGCGAATGTGTTGATGGCGGGGGACGTAAAGGATCCGATTGCTGCCAAGCTATTTAGCTTGACCGATGAGAAGATGTTAGAGGATATCGCGTTGGGCGAGAAGAAAGCTGGACCCTTATACGTGAAGCAGCAGACGCAGGACTGGTATGAGAAGTTTAGCGTAGCCTTCGGCCTACCGCCTGGTGTTGCGATGCAATCGGCTATTGCAGTCGCGAATGGACAGTGGGATAAGGTACCTGAAACGTATAGAGACCCGGACACAGGCAAGGTGGTACAGGTTAGGTCGATTGCTGAGCGGCAACTCGCGGTGAACATGTTCAATGCGCAGAGCGAGAGGCAGAAGGTAAACCTCGAGTTTGCAAACTCACGAGCCCGCATCGCACAGGAGTTTGCGGATAAGGCGGCAATACCCTATGACGCAGCGTTGTTGAATGCCGACGCTGCGTTGAACGGGAAGCCGATGCCCATACAGATGCCGGGTATGGTGAATCTAGCCGCTATGGCGCAAATTGAGAGGCAGCAGCTGATACAGAAGAATGCCCAGCAGATCCTTGAGTCGAAGTCAGGGATTGGCATGATCCGCGAGTCGCTGAGTGCCCTCATCGCGACGTATAAAGAGACGTCGTTCGGAGGGCTTACTGGATTGATGTCCAGCTCGCAGAAGGCGGATTTGGAGGATAAGATAAATACCCTGACGCAGGATTTGACCGGTAGGCTCGCGGGGATGTACGGCGTACCGTTTAAGACATATGATGAGAACCACCCCTTCGCTGCGAGTGTAAGGCAAGCTGCTTCAGCTGTGTGGCAATCGGGTTTGTCTGCGGGTGCGTATGGCATTGATGAAGGGAGTGCCTTCGGTAAAGCTATGACTGAGGCGATTGGTAAGGGGCTGCGGAAGCAGCAGTCGTCGGCGGTAGTGGGAATGTTCACGCCTGCGGAGATGTACACACCAACGAAGCAGCTGACGCAGGAGCAGACAGATATCATCCGTAACATTACGAAGGGCATTCAGCAAACGGTGAACAGCCCCAACGCGACCGACGAGCAAAAGAAGGCTATGCAGGACTACTTCGAACAGAATGTGGTGCCTGCGATAAACGACCCAAGTAAGTTCATCGATCTGTTCAAACCGAAGCCACCCGCTTCGTTGGAGCAGCAGCAGGACTGATATGCCTCCGTTTGACGAACAGACTGAGCAGAGTCTACCTGATCTGGTAAAGCAGACGCGAGATGCCATCGCGAAAGCTGTCCCGACGCAGGCACCGGCGCCCGAGCCCGATGATTTGAATACGATGGTTTCGGGCTTACAGGAGACGTTTGCTTCGTGGGCTACGGAGAAGGAGAAGGAGAAGACTGCTGCCCGTGCGCAGCGCATGACGCAGCCCATCACGCCGACGGATAGTGCTGATTTGATCCGATCGCAGGCCCTCGGTACGGCTGCAGGATTGATAAAGGGGTTGTTGAGCCCCGTGTCGGCGTTTTTGCCTGAGACGTTCGCAGACAAGCTGGACCTCTGGCAGGAGGATTCGGTTCGCAAAACTCTCGGTATGATGCAGAAGTCGCGTTTCGCGGCGACGTACGATGCAACGCCCGCGACGAAGCAGTTTCTAGCGGGTGCGCCCTCTACGATCGGCGAGTTCGCTGGCTCGCTGCCTGCGTTTATTGGAACATACGGAGCAGCGCGAAGTGCTTTCGCGGTGCCGAAGGCAGCCTCGTTTAGTGCCCAGCTTACGAGAAGCCTTTTAGCGGGCGCGGCTACGGGTGGGGTGTTGAGTGCGGCGGCGAAGTTGGATCCGGGCGAAAGCCGGTGGGCTAGGGTAGCGGAGCAGAGCGTCGCGATGGGTGCCTTCGAGATGATCGGCATCCCCGCGATGATGAAGGCTTGGCAGGAGGAGACACCAAATATAACCGCCGCGGTTGCTACACAGTTGGGGCAGCATCAAGTCGCTGCGGCCGTGAGTAAGCCGTCAACTGTTGCTTTCAGTACCGTGGCTGAGGTCAAGGATGCGTTAAGTACGATGACCGACGCGGAGAAGGCCCAGTTCGCTGCGGATCTGGCTGCGGGCATCACCGCGAAAGGCAAGACTGCAGTTATATGGCAGCATACGGAGGATCCAACTCGCGTTGGTGCACTGGTCGAGGGGAAGAAGCTACCGCCCAAAGCGAAGGTAATTGGAACATTCAGTCCTCCGCCGCCTGAAGGCGCACCTCCAACGGGAGTACCGCCGACAACGACGACGACGACGGCACCGTTAACGGACGCGGAGATTGCCGTACAGCAGATGGGAACGCCCGAGGGCAGGGCGGCAGCAGCGCGAGTTGCAACACAGGCGGGGAGGGATGTTGAGAAGATTCAGCGCGAGAGGAAGGTATCGTGGGAAGAGGCTAAGCGTATATACCTAGATCAGCAGGCAATTGAGTCCCAGCTGACGGCGATAAGGGCGGGTGTGCCGGCGAAGCCTGAAGTGGTGCAGGCGGTGCTGAAGGCGGGGACCGCCGATTCGAAGTTAGAGCAGACCCCAATTGTGTTGCAGGCGGCGAAACAGGCCGATGCACAGGCCGCGTTGAATGAACCGCAGATTACGATTGACCCGCTCATCGCGAGTGAGGCGAAGAACCACGTTGGGCGGGTTACGGTAACGTGGCAGAGCCCTACGGGCGAGGCTGGCGGAGGGTCGACTGATTTTACATATGATCCGACTAACCCGACCCATTTGAAGGAGCAGGTCACTCGCTTTAAGCAGCAGCTGTGGCAGATGACGCAGGATGGAACGAAGGTTAAGGTAGCAGGGATAACTAGCGCGGATGCAGATGGTGCTAATACACTGTTAACTGCGTTACAGGGTAAGGCGAAGCCACCTGCTCCTCTAGCGGTTGAGCAGAGGAAGGTACCTGGGGCAGCACCTCCCGCGACTGTAGCGGAGAATGGCGATGTACCCGCGGTGGGTGACCTTATACGGGTTGCCGAGCCGGATAAACCGGTGGTACAGGGTACGGTGGTACAGGGCGTGCAGATTGTCCCTCCGAAGAGTGGACGAGAGCTGCATATTGAGGATTTAGTAGCTAGAGGACATACCCCTGAAGAAGCTGAGCAGTTAACAGCAATACTTGAACGACAGGGGTTCGTTTTCAAAGGAGCTCCTGTTGTAGAGCTTCCCGCTGTCGAACCCCCGAAGAATACCCTGACGGTTGAGCGGCCGGATGGGACGAGGAGTGAGGTACCCCTCGCGTATGTTCAGGTTCCGATGTCGATTGGGCGCAGCACGCAGAATGTTAGGTTGAAGCCACATTTGGATGGAAGCGATAGACGTGCCATTGTACATGTGGATACGGGCGAGATTTCGTTTGAGCCCAGGGGCGGTAGTAATCTTCCTGAGCAGAATCATTTTCGCGGTGAGCTGTTTGGCTCGACGGATCCAGATGTACAGTTTGGGTTGGACCCTCGGATGTTCATACGGAGGGATGGCTCCGTAGTCTTGAGTGTGCCTCCGCTAAGTGGACAAGCCGAGTTGTCGACCCAGAGGCGTGCGGCGCAGGTTTTGTTGCGTAAGGGGATTAGTGGCGATACATCGGTGTTAGTAGCGGTTGCAGGCGACTCGCATGTCCCTATACAGAATGTACAGAGTACGCAAAAGCTGCGGGATTTAGCTAGTATGTCGCTGCCGCTAGCGAATTTGACTGAGTTACAGGATGCGGCCAGTGAACGCGGGTTGAAGGCTATTCCCTTCGGTACGAAGATTGTCTTGCAGAGCCCTAGGGGTTACAGCCGCGACTTCGCAGATAGCTTGGAGGCGATGGAGGCGGTACAGCGCATACCACATGCCGAAGGCACGGGGAAGGTTGAGAAGGACCTCGAGCTAGCGTGGAAGATGGGCAGCATGCGAGCGTGGGATCCCGATGTGGATGTGAATAGGTTCCTGCCCACTTCAATGCATGAACAGGCAATCGGTGAGTTGGTACAGGGTAGGAAGAATCTTGTACCGGTATATACGAAGGATGAGGGCGCGCTGCGCGGTACGGTTGCGGAGCTTGAGCGGCAAATGGGCGTGCCTGCGGATACGCTGAAAGTCCTCGCGTTGCCGGACATGGACAATATGGGCAGGAAAGCGTTCGTGTTGTATAATAAGGACGCGGTCACGCTGTCCGCTGCGAAGAACCGCGACGCTCTACGTTTCTTGGGTGTGGAGCAACGCGACGTGGACCAGATACTGCAGGCGCTGTCGCGGAAGGGTAAGGGAAATGGTATATATGTATTGAGCGGGCGGCCTGCTGAGGATGCTGCGCTGTATACGTATTGGCGAGACGCTGGGGCGAAGGAGTTGTGGGAACAGGGTAGGATCGAGCAGGATTCGCTTGGACCGTATAGGAGGTACACGAAGGAGGCGAAGCAGCGGATAAACTATCCCGGCGCGGGAGATGAGCCCTATTTGAATGCGGACCTGGGCGATTTTGTAAAGGCGCCGGATGTGTCGTTTAAGCCGGATAGTGGCTCCCACATGCCTATTATTGAGCCGGAGCCGGACTTCGCCGCGACTCCTCCTAGATGGGATCCCGAACACTTGCCTACGGAAACACCTTTCGCCGATATCAGTGGGCCTCTAGCCAAAGTTACGATGCGGTTTCGCCCGATGATGGAGTTGTCGAAGGACCTGCAGAACAGGTTGGGCGCACCGTTCTACGATTGGTGGCGAGCGATAAATGTCGCGGCACAGAAGGTCCAGCAGGTTACAGTCCCTGCGCTGAGGCATATAAATGAGCTGGCGTTACCTTTAGGCCGCGATGCCCGTAAACAAGTGCAGTTACTGTTTGAAGCGAGGATGCTGGGCCTGGGCGATGTTGCAGCGTATGAAAAGAAATTCGGGCCTAGTGTAGTCGAGGCAGCGGGTAAGTTGGAGAAGTTTTATAACGAATTCTTCAGTAGTGAGGGTTTTAGCCAGCCGGAGGTGAAAACGTTTTTCAGTATGTTCCCCAACATACGGAAGGCGGATGGAGATTTTCGTTATGCAGCGAGGGGTCGGAGTGTCATACCGACGTTAGGAAGGCTGTTCTCGAAGGATTTGGAGAATGGCAATATACCGATAACGGACCGGGAGTTCGACTTCCAGAAGATTGCGAATAGGTTGATAAGGGGCCTGGCCGAGGAGAGGCATCTGAACCCGACGTGGGAGAAGATGAAGACGGAGGCTGAAGCGTGGGTCGAAGCGCGTAGGATACCCGCCGATGTGCTGGACCTTTATGTGACGCACCTTAATGAGGTGATTCACATGCCTGACGCCCTACAGATGAGTCTCGCGCGAGCAACGCGACAGGTGTTTAAATCGATGAAGTTGGATGTGTCGGATACTGACGCGCAGGACTTCGTTAGTATGATGACGCAGATGAACTACTTCACCAATTTGGCGTGGAAGGTGGGTGTCCCACTTCGTAACCTGTTGCAGACCATGCAAACTAGTCTGCCTATCGTCGGCGCGAAAGATTGGCTAGAAGGGTGGCGGTACGGGACGGCTTGGTGGAAGGATAAGGCGATACAGGAGGAGATGGTTAAGCGGGGCGTGGTAAGGCCTGGCACTGTTTATGCTCCTCTGCAGGAGTTGACAGGGATTATTGAGCGGGGAACTGAGGCCTCGGCTTCACCGCTCCAGCAGAAGGTGGGTAAGGCGGCAGATTTGTTCTTTAATAGAGGGACGCGGTGGCACGCGAATACGGATGATTTTAACCGGGTTGTTGCGTATAGGGCACAGTATCTTCGGGCGAAGCGGTTCGGTGAACAGTACATCAGTGGGAAGATTGATTGGCCGACGTTCCTTGAGAAGAGTAAGGCAGATATGCGGGACGTACCGAATGGCGGCTTCATAACAGAGCTGAAGAAGCTGATGGAGCCGAAGACAGCTGACGCCGTAGAGAGGGTTGCAAGTCGCCTTGGTGACGAGTTCCAGAAGGCAACGCAGTACGTGTATGAGCGGGGGAATGCGCCGTATGCTATGCAGAGTACGTTAGGCAGGTTCCTTTTTCAGTATGGGACGTGGCCGGCTTGGTACGCAGAGAACCTCCGTAATATGTTAGTGCGGGGGTCGCGAAGCAACAGGATAGCGGCTGTGGGTAGGTGGGTAGGTGTACAGAGTGCGATGTTTGGAGCTGCCAATGCCGCTTTTGGTGTTGACGCGACAAGGTGGCTGTTTTTCAGCCCTCTGGGTTATACCGGTGGGCCGTTCGCGCAGATGGGCTTGCAAGCTGCAAGTACGTGGAACGCGATGGTCGATCCGTCACAGAATGATCCCATTGCAAGGATACAGAGGGGGAGGCTGTTGAACAGTATTATAAAGCAGACGGTACCCCTGCCTATAGGCGCCGCGACCGATACACTAAGGGCGATCAGGGAGTGGGAGAGTGGTAATGTGATGGAAGGGATGAGGCGAATGGCGGGGTTGCCCAGCGCGAAACAGCCGCTTACTTCGTGGACGAGGTGATGTTAGATCAACTCGCGGTGCTCGCCGTCTTCCTCGCGTATGTATTGGCTTGGTCGTGGGTCGCGAATTGGTGGAAGAGGAGAGGAAAATGAACGCGTTTACAGGGAAAGCTATTTGTCTGTTCCTTGCTCTATTATGCTTCCTCCTCGCAGCGTTTCGGGCGAAGGGCTTGGTAGATTTCGTAGGGTTGGGCCTAGCCTTTTGGGTGTTCACAGTTTTCGCGGAGGCGATGAAATGGTTCGCAAAGTGAAGGGCGGGTATGTAGTCCTATCCCATAAAGGGAAGAGACTGAGTAAGAGGTACGCGTCGTATAGTGCCGCCGTGAAACGGTTAAGGCAGATAGAGTGGTTTAAACATCACCGTTAGGCTCTTCCTCTTTCAGGGCTTCAGCTGCCTGTTGTAGTTTCTTCACAGATAGTCCCTTACTATAGTACAGTCGCTGGTATAGAGTTTGTGGAGCTACACCCCTCTTTAGTGCGGCAGCGCGAACCCCTGTCGCGGTGATGTCGTCTATTAGGGCACGGTCTACCTCGAACTTTTGATTGTTTGGGCCGCCGGGCCCGCGAAGCGGCACACCGCATTTCGCGAAGCGATCGCGAATGGCGTTGATACTGCAGTTGAACTTTTGGGAGAGGGAGGTGAGGCTGTTCGCTTTATACAGGTCCAGCCACATCTCCTTCTCGCCGATGTAACCGAGCTTCTTCCACTCCTCAGACCATATAACCTTCACTTATCTTTCTCCTTTGGCGCGGCGGCGCGGGCGGCGTATGTTCCCGTCCCGCGTTCCAAGCAATTAACGGACGCGAGGCACGAGCTTCTCGGTTTGTTGGGCTGCACGTTATCTCCGCAACCGTCACACTTCATCGATCGCGCGTCGTCCGCCGGCGGCTCGCGCAGAAGCGCGGCGACATCGGCCCAACGCACATACAGATGCTCACCCGTGCCGGTATCGCTCAACGTGCCCCAATAGCGCGGGAGCGCGGTGAGCCGGGCGCGCAGGTCAGCGGTCATCGCGTCACCAGTCCGCAGCGGAGACACCGCAGCAGGCCCGCGCGCCAACAGCGCCAGATGTGCCAGCAGCGACGTTCCTGGGGGGTCAGGAGGGTGAGCCGGGCGCGCAGCGCTACGATCTGTTCTGCATTACTCATCGTTATCTTTCCCTCACCTTACGGCGCTGCCGATTGAGTGCGGCGATATCGGAAGCCTGAGCTGCGGTATCGCTGTTCCAGTGGTGAGCGGTACCCTTTCGATGTACGGCGTAGCCACCCATTCGAGCGATTTCGCGTTGACGCTCGTGCGAGAACTTTGGGGAACCGAAGCCACGTTTAGCCATCACCGCTATTTGACTATCCCGAGGGAGAGGATGCGTAGGATGAGTGGCGCGGAGTCTTGTACACTCTTTTCCGTATCCTTCACAACCTGGTTTATTTGCTGCTGAATTTTCTCCGTATCGGTAGCTTGCGATTCACGGAGCGATTCGAGGCTCTGTTGGATAGCCTCAAGACGAGCGTCCATCCGCCGGACTGCATTGAGGAGGTCCGTGATATCAGGGGGTAGGTCAGATGCAGCTGGGGGCTGCGCCTGTGGCTCGGGAGGCGCAGCCCACCTAGATGGATCAACGCGAGTTGGGTTAACGACCCACATAGGAGTGTTAGGGCCTTGCGGCCCACCACCGAGTATGTCGACGATCGTACCGTCTTTATAGGCGATTATGTCCACCGCGAAGCCCTGACAGTTGTTGCCTGTAGGCTTGAGCAGGACGCCGGCACCTTCAGCCTGTAGGGCGATCGCGACTCGCTTTGTTACTTCGAAGCGAGCGCACTCGTCAGATGCGGGGGCGTCGGGGTTGATACCTGCGGCGATGGTCTGGGCTTTAGCCGCGGCGACGATTTCGCGGTGGTCAACGTTCTGGGAAAGGAGCAGAATCGCCGCAAGTATCCAGTACATTAGAACCTCCCTCTATGGGTGATGGCGGAGTTCGCGTCCATCCGTGCCTCGCGGAGTTTGCGCAACGCGACCGAACGATCGGGACAGGGTGGTACGGTGTTTAAGATAACCCGCGCTGCGTGGATTAGTGCTGCGCGCACCTCCGTGCCGGCTTGCATCTGCTCTGCATCCCACTGGTGATAGGTGAAGCAGTCGTCGACGTTCTCGATAGTTAGGACTTCAGTGCCTACTTGCTTCATTTTGTCCATCCTTCCGGTGTGAGTGAGTAGGATTTGTTCTGAGGATCGAAGTCGACTAGCTTAGCTTCGCGCAGTGTCGCGACCGCTGCTTTGAACTGGTCCTTGTTGAGGCGGTTACTGTTCATGCGAAGCCATGTGCTGTGCGCGATGAAGCCTCCTTTCGACTTTATTTGCTTGAGCATTTTCGCGGTCTCCTCGCCGAATGTGTTCTGTGACATCTCACTGAACGCAGCAGGCAGTTGGGCTTCGACCCAGTTGAGGATATGTAACGACCGTTGCATCGTTTTACGGGTGATTTTGAGCAGGTCGGGGGAGGTCCTTTCGCTTTGCAGTTCGCTGACGGTGAGGATCATCGCGAGGCGGTGCATATGGTCAGCCTTGCGTTCCGAGTAGCCCGCGAATTGCTTGTCAGGCATAGCCGTCTCGTCCCTAGTCTTGTACCAGTTGATGTACCACTCGTCCGCATTCGGTTCGATTGTAAACTGCCCCTTGATTTTGCTGTACTGGAATAGACGTTCTTTGAGTCTGTGCTCCAGCTCAGGCGAAAGTGGGGGAGGGTGGGGGAAACACCTATTCGTCTCATTCTGTACGACGAAGAGGAGACGGCTCATGAAGCCACCACCAAAGGCGTCCTTCGGAATAGCCGTTTGGATCCAGTCCATCGTGCTACACATCAACGCGGAGAGGGCAACGTTGCGCAGACGCCTTTCGCCGTTCATCACAGTTAGCGAGGACCATTCCTTCGGGCAGTCGAATAGGGCGGTCAGTAACGGAACCATCCCTTCGTTGTACTTCTGTTTCCCGAGGAAGACTGCGAGTTCGGGTGCGTATATCAGGCCGGTAGCGCTTGTACGGTCTTCGAACGCCGTAACGAGGGCTTCTGGTGTGACCTTATCGGCTAGGATATTCCCACCAATTGCTCGGAATAGGTTGACTGCGATATTGCAAGCGCTGGTTTTACGACACTTACCCGTGGGCGCCACAATGACGACGCATGGGTTGGGGAAGATCTGATACGCTCCCATGTCGAAGAACACATTACGGGCGAGTGCTGCGCCGATTGCTGTAACTCCGGCGAAGAAGTGGAATGGGGTGGGTGGTTCGGTGTTTTGCGTGTATTGGATGTAGTCATAGAGCCAGCCTGTTGAAGGCAGGAGGTCTTCGAAGACGATGGGTTTGGGGCCCTTTCGCAGTCTTGTGTCGAGGGTAGCTTGGTCAATGTTCAGTTTGCGCTTGAGCAGGTCGATCAACTCGACCGGACGCGACGCTGTCGGTAGGTCACGGACCCAGCTTACTACTTTCTCGGCAAAGCCATCTTGCAGTTCGGCGGCGGACAGTTGTTTGATATGCCGGGTTAGGATCTCAATCTGCCGACTAAGAGTAGGTGGAGGCATAAACACCTCCGGTTTATAGGTATTTCCGCAGGTATGCAACATTGTATACAATGTCTGGATATGCTGCTTGAATGTCACCCGCGAAGCCGGAGATGATTTTCTCTGTAGCGGGTAGGCCCCTTAGGGTTTGAATGGAGGCGGTTAGCTTGTGCCCTAGTAGGCCGAATTTGATTGGTTTCGCGGTGTCCACACTAAGGCGGTTGTGGGGGACGCCGAAGGTGTTGAAGGCCTGTCGAAATGCACTTAGCTCGTTTAATTCGTTTACCCCGAGCAGGTGGATACGTGGAGGCCATTTTATATGGTCGGGGATCTTGCGTGTGAGGTCGAGGAACCATTCAAGTCGCGGCGCGCGAAAGGGAAAGCAGATCATGTCGGCGTGATCTTTCAGCTTCATGAACATCTCCGCCCGTTCCGAGGGTGAGGCCCCAGCGAGAACGAAGGCGATCTTCTGATGCCGGGGCAGGATGTTGCGGGTCGCGTGGAACGCCTCCATCCCGAACCGATAGTCGCCAAGTTTGTCCGGCGCGATTATGATGTTCGGTTTGCTAAGCGAGGCGGCTTGCTTTAGTTCCTCCGGCGAGAGGGGGTGTCCTAGCTCGTGGAAGGAGTTGTCCATTATGACGAAGCGGCCGATTTCGGCTTGGTTTGTGTAGAACTGTCGGTACTCATCGTCTTCGAGGATTAGGTGGGCCAGCGTGAAGTCCAGGTCAGTTAGGCTGGTTAAGTTGTGCAGGAAGGGCTTTGGGATTTCCATCGCGAGTCGCATTCAAGCCTCCGTTATGTTAAGGTATTGCGTAAGCTGTTTGTTCCCTTTCTTACACTCGCGCCAGTTTAATCCGACGTGTACGTCGCAAGGACAGAACCATCCGTCCGGATAATAGTGTCGGACAGTGTTAGGTCGATCGGAATACTCCACGATGTTTCGCCAGTGCTGATGCATAACTCCGCGCAGAGTGTCTGCGGCGGTTTTCGCGAGGTCTTTGGGAACGCTAAGCAGAATCGAGTCGTGCACTGTAAGACGGAGGGCTTCATGAGGTAATTCCCGTTCGAGTTGGGGTAGGATCAAATACATCATATCCGCCGCTGTGCTACTAGGTGGAAAGTTATACATTTCTGTGACTTGTCGGGTGTACCACCAGCGACGGCGACCGAAAGCGTTACGGAGGTACGAGTCTTTTGAAACCTGCCGTTCAA